CGTCGGCGTGAAGGACCGCGTCAAGCGCGCCGAGAAGCTGCTGGCCGCCGTCGCGGCTCCTGCAGCTGACCCCATTACCGAACAGGGCGGTTCCACCGCCTGACAAGCTCGCCCCCGGCGCTCAGGGGCGGATCGCGCGATGCGGGAGGCCTTCGGGCCGCAGGGCCGCATCTCCCCGATCCTCACCCCTGTTAGCCGGCGGCGCCGGCGCGAACCCGAGGCCCTGCAATGTCCTTCGTCGCCCTTCCCCCTTCCGCCGATTCCGAGCAGCCGCCGGCGGCCGAGACGCCGATCGTCAACGACGGCTTCTTTCCCGACATCGAGCCGGCCGCCGTGCGCGAAGCCGCAAGGATCCCGACCAGCATCACGCCGCCTCGCCTGCGCGCGGCGATCCTTGGCGCCCTGTTGACGACGAAAGGTGATCTGCGCGCGTATCGGGCGGCAAAGGTCGCTGCCGGCCATGCGCGCCTTGCCGATGTCCCCGCCGAAGAACTGGACGGCACGAGCGAACTGCTGATCATGTATCAGCGCGCCGTCGCCCTTTATGCCAAGGCCGAACTGATCGAGCGGCACCGCGACTTCGACACCACGTCGGCCGGCGGCAACGACGCCCAGGAACTCACGCCCACCATCGGCGAACTGCGCCGCGATGCGCTGCATGCCGTGCGCGACATCCTCGGCAAGTCCCGCACGACGATCGAACTGATCTGATGGCGGCCGAGCAGCGCCTGACCGCCAAACAGGGCGACAAGCTGGATCAGCTGCTCTGGCGCGATGCCGGTCTGGGACCGGGCGAGATCACGCGCGTGCTCGATGCGAACCCCGGCCTCGCGGATCTCGGCACCATCCTCCCTCTCGGCACCGCCGTCATCGTTCCGGCGACCGCCACTCAGGAGGGCAACGCGAACCGCGTCCTGCCCCTCATCCAACTTTGGAGCTGATCCCATGGACCTGCGCACGATCTTTCACATGGCCTTCGAACACTGCGCGGAAGTGGTCGGCTCGCTGACGCCGTCGCTGATCGGCTCGGCCGTTGCCCAGGCATGGAAGCCGGCGATGTCCTGGCGCGACCGGATGCTCCAGTGGGTCGTTGGCTCGACGGTCAGCTACTACGCCACCCTCGCGATCGTCGCCATCACCGACTGGAACGGCTTCGTGGCGCAGTCGATCGCCTTCGGCATCGCCCTCCTCGCGTTCGATGCCACCCCGCGCGTCGTCAAGGCCGCGATCGACACCCTCGTCTCCATCCCCGGCCGCATCGCCGATCGCTTCCTGCCGAAGAAAGGCTGACCCATGCCCATCCTGACCACCGTCAAGAACAAGTCGCGTCAGATCGGCGCCGCCGCCCTGACCATCATTGGCGCGGCCATCGCGCTCGAAGGCGGCTACGTGAACCACAAGGCCGATCCCGGCGGGGAAACCAACATGGGCATTACCGTGCAGGTCGCGCGGGAGAACGGCTACACCGGCCCGATGCGTGACCTGCCGCGCGAGGTCGCGGAGAGCATCTATTACGACCGCTATCTGGTCGCGCCGGGCCTTGCGCCGCTGATCTCGATCGATGCCGCGGTTACCGAAGAACTGTTCGACACGACGGTCAACATGGGGCCGGCCCGGCCCTCGCGCTGGTTTCAGGACGGCATCAATGCCCTGTGCGACACGCGGATCGGCGTAGACGGACAGATCGGCGCCAGGACGATCGCCGCCTATTCCGCCTGTCAGAAGAACGCGGGCGCGGTGAAGCTGTGCAGCCGGATGCTGGACCGCCTCGATGCGAAGCAGCGCGCAGAATATGACCGCCTCATCCGGGTGAACCCCAGCCTGAAGGCGTTCCATAAGGGCTGGGTCGCCCACCGCATCGGCAACGTCGATCGCCGGAAATGCGGGCGCCCGGCCGCATGATCGGCGCCTCGCACCTCGCTCTCGCCGGCGCACTGGCAGCATGCGTCGCCGGCATCGGCGGCTTCGCCTACGGCACCCGCATCGGCGCGGCGCAGGAGCAGGCCGCACAAAGGCGTGCCGACAACGCGGCCGAGGCCGAGCGCGCCAGGCTGCAGGGCCAGATCGACGCAGGCGCAGAGGCCCACCAGTCGGCCGAATATGCGCGGCAGGCCAACGTCAGGGAAATCTACCATGAAACGCAAAAGGTCATCGAGCATCCTGTCTATCGCAATGTGTGCGTCGATGCTGATGGTGTCGGCCTGCTCGACCGCGCCGCTGCCACCGCGAACGGGCAGGGTCTCGCCGGGACTGTTGGCACCGCCGCCGGCGCTGCCGCCGGTCCAGCGCAATAGCGCCGGCGAGATGACCGGCGCCGAGGCGCTGCCCAGCCTGACCGCGCTTTACGACGTCGCCGGGCAGATCCGCGCGGCCTTCGTCGAACTGCAGGCGGAAGTGCGCCTGGCAATGGGGACCGAAGATGCGCAAGGCCGATAGCCTGCGGCGTTGGCTCACTGCCTGCCTGCCTCTCGATTTCAAGGATCATCCCGACCGCCTGCAGATCTACATCGAGGGCGGCCAGATCGCCGCCCGCCAGTCCCGCACCCTGTCGTTCGTCTATCAGTACACGCTGAAGGCGCTGGTCACCGATTTTGCGGGCGACGCTGACCGCCTGATGGTCCCCATGCTCGCATGGATATCCAAGGAACAGCCGCAGCTGCTGCGCCGGCAGGACGGCCAGCCTTTTGCCTTCGAAGCCGAACTGCTCGACGCGGAGACGTCCGATATCGAAATCTCGCTCGACTTGACAGAGAACGTCATCGTGACGCCGCGTACCGACGGCACCGGCTACGATGTCGTGCATCCGCCTGAGCCCGATTTCACCGACAGCTTCCCCGGCGTCACCGCCAGCTTCACCGATGCCTTTGCAGGCGACATCTCGCTGCGACTCGCGAGCGAGGCATGACGGACGAACTGGCCGAGATCGAGCAGTTGGCCGGCACCATCCTGCGCAGCCTCTCATCCGGCCAACGCCGCGTCCTTATGCGCCGCATGGCGCGTGAACTGGCCATCAGCCAGCGCGAGCGCATTACCGCGCAGCGCCAGCCTGACGGCGCCGCCTTTGAAAAGCGGAAAGCAAAGGCCCCGCCGGTGACCGGACGCGGTGCGGCCTGCTTCCTCTACCCGGCCGGCGGCGGCGGTGAGCCGCGCCGGGTCATCATGAAAAGCTTCACCTGGGGCACCGGCCACATGCTGACCGGCTTCGACATCGAGGCCGGCGCCATCCGCTCGTTCGAGTTCGACAAGATCATGAAATGGCTTCCGGTCCCCGAGGAGCATCGCAATGCCGGTGGCGGGAAGTTGCGCCGCCGTGGCGGCCTTCGGCGGCGGGCGATGTTCCGCCGGCTTGCGTCGTCGCGATTCCTGAAAACCGGGACCGACGATCAAAGCTTCTGGGTCGGCTTCACCGGCAAGGTCTCGCAGATCGCCGACGTTCACCAGCATGGCCTGCGCGATCGGCCATCGCTACGCGGCAAGGCTGTGCCTTATCCTAAACGGGAATTGCTCGGTGCTACGCCGGTTGACCGCGAGCGGTTGCTCGATGTCTTGTACGGCCATCTTGCTGTCGATTGACTTGAAAGCGACCTTGAGGACTAATCATGGCCCTTCAGGCATCATCGACTTCATCAGATACTCGATGTCCTTTCATCTCGCGATGGCAACTCCACGCGCCCGCCTTTTAGATATTCGCGACTTTCGGCTCCCGGTTGATAACCCATGAAAGTCATACGACTATAACCAAGTCCGATCACACTCGAACTGGCGAACGACGCCCGCCGAGATCGCCAGCGAACGTTTCTTGGGGTCATCTTCTGAGCCGTGTCGTCGTAATCGTTCAGAATAGATAATAGTCGTTGGGCGTGTAGTTGCATCCTATATCATTTCAACCGGAGCAAAATTCGGCAGGAATCTATAGCTGTTTCCAAAGGCGTCTCGCTCGGCCTGTGGGATCCAAGACAGACTCGGCGTCGACAAATTAGGAAGTGCTCTTTCCATTTCCCTGATCTCCATTGGGGTGACGAGCGGCACCTTAAGGGAGTAAGTTATTTCACCGTCGCGAAAGAACGGTAAGGAAGAGAAATTGCAGGAATCGAATATTTCTGTTTCTGCATCTGACACGATGATCCAGCCAACCGTCAACATATCAACCGTTCCATCACGGTACTTAAAATTGCACACTTGAAGCGGGCGCCTTTTCACCGGTTTTCCTGCGTCGGCATCGCTAAAGGCTCGGGACAAAAGGTTGTGCAAAGCATTTCTGGCGAACTTCGGATATTTTTTCGCGGCGTAGTCAACGACCTTGGCGTCATGCGGCACAAATTCGGGGAAGTTGTCTTTAAGGTGCTGTAGCGCGGTCTCTCCTGCCTTCCCAGTAGGAAAGGAGCCAGCTATAGTGACACCTATGAACGATCCGCTGGCGATCGTCTGCGCCACGCCAGCGACATCATTGCACATCGAGCGCCTGAGCGCATTGTCGTAGTCGAGCCAGAGTAAAGTTGGTTTGGCGAAATCTAGAGTTGGCAAGATGGCGCTGGAGTGACCAAAAACGACTCTGATGCTCTGGTAGGGGCAGTTGTTTTCGAAACGAGTGCGTATCTCCCGCTCATCCTCAGAAACATCTTCGATGCTGGTCATCTCTTCGATACCCAGAGCGCGATGGATCATGCGATAGTCGACGAATGCGACTGATCCGAATCCCACGTACTGGTAGCTTTCAATCGGCGCGAAACGCATACGCTTGAAAAGCTCGATCAACATCGACCTCTCGGCGTGTTTGGCCGGTCTTAGTCGATAGTCGATCTTGTTGAAGCTGCCAGACAAATCAATCTTCCTCTACGTAAGATTCGTACGCAAATTCGAACGATTTCTCTCCTACCTGCTTGAGATTGTGAGCGCCTATAGCGCTCATGAGATCGTCTACCTCGCCACGGGGCTTTTGATAGCTAATGCGAGCCATCGCAGGCCCGCGAGGTGGCGGTGGTGTAAAGGTAAACGTCAAGCTAGGGGTCAATCTTTCCAAGGCTATGGATCGCGACCGCTGAACGACGTCCATCAACACCTTTTCATTGATCTCAAGATCCTTCTCGTGATCAAGCAGGTTTAGGAAATTTATTACCGTACGGGTCACTTCGATTAACCTCGGCAGAAGACGCCTATACGCAGGAGATTCCTGATCCAAACTGGTCTTCGTCGTATTCCAAGGCAAAATGCTAGCATCTTCCGAGTCCAAAAATGCGTAGCCTCTAAAGCGTGCAAATTGACCGTGATATTTGGGGATCTTCACGCCTGCGTCGGTAATCGAATCCCAGCCCGTCACGCTTTCTTGATTTGCCTCAAGAATGCAGCGACCGTTACAGAAAACGTACCAGCCCGCATTCGCTCTGCTTGAGTCGCCAAGTCCGGCGTAGATCCTGCTAATCATGGGAGATCCGCCTCCCAGATCGTCTTCGAACCGCCGGACCGCTGGCGCAATGCCATTGCCTTGCAACAGAGTCCAAGAGGTTGGAATAATGGCTTCGTCATTCACTGCAATTTGCAGTCCCAAGTTCATCGCATGCTGATGCTTAGATCTAATATTGTGACGAAGCGCAGCGACAAAGCCGTCGTCAAATGACTCTGCAACCTCCGAAACCAATTTTGTAATTTCAAGGGTGGTGCCAAGCACTCGATCTGGATCAGGACCTTCTACGAGGTCTTCGATGTCGAAGTCCCAATTTGTATCATCGATCACCCAGTTTTGGACATCGACGTTAATCGTGAAGCTGGCTTGGGGTTCAGCGGACTTGACGCTGAACTCCTCGCCCATTTTGAATAGCGCGCGCTTCATGCCCACGCCGAATTGCCCGACCGAATGGGACGTCGGTTTGAACCCCGGCGCTCGCCCGAATTTGAAAGCATAATGGCGGGCTATATCGAGCGGTATTCCGCCGCAGTTGTCTGAAAGGACAAGGTTCGCTGGGGATATTTGAAGCCTCACCCAAAGATCGTCGTATCGATCGCCAGCATTCGGGCGCAGGCGCTTGGCGCCATCGATGCAGTTGTCGACGAGATCCTGGATTGCTTCGTCCAGTTGGATATCGCGCGTGATTATATCGACGAAGAAAGCCTTGGTGGGCGAGGCGTCCGCCTTCGACGGGTCGTTCGTCGGTTGGAATTTTGCCACTTCATGCCCCCTAAAAATCGCGCGACATATGCTGATTAGCACAAGTCATTGCTGGCGAAATATTTTCATCGCGTAAAGATCTGGCTCAACCTTTGGTCTAACGCACTTTCATCGCGTGTTTCACACTCCCATACAACCTCTACACGCCAACCTTGCTCCCTCAAGCGCTGTTCAACCTGCCTATCCCGTGTTTGGTTGGCATCGAACTTGGACTGCCAGTAATCGATTCGTGACTTGGGAGTTGATGCTTTTTTGCAACCGGTATGCCTGTGCCAAAAACAACCATGCACGAAAACGGCAAGATGGTGCTTCGGAAAAACAAGATCGGGCGTGCCCGGCAGATCCTTCCGGTGGAGTCTGAAACGCAAGCCAAGCGCGTGGGCGGCTCGGCGCACTTTTAGTTCCGGCGATGTGTTCTTGCTCCTTACCCGAGACATCAACCAAGACCGGCGTTCAGGCGAGAGGCGATCAACCAACTAAACTATTCCGCCGCTATGGCGTAGCCGTCTGCAGTAAAGGCAAGCCTGTCTTTCACGGCAGACAACACGGCCCTCGCCATGATCGGCGACACAGAATTACCGATCATGCGGAAGCTATGCCAGATTGTAGGGTGAAACAAATGGTTGTCGGGAAAGCCTTGTATCCGGGCGGCTTCCCGAACGGTGATCACCCTTGGAAGCGCCGGGTGAATGGGGCGGACTGACTGAAAGGATCCTTTGTCTGACCCGGTGCCGGCTCGAAGCGTAGGGCACTGGCCGCTCCAAGCCAGTCGCGGATGACGTCCGACCTTGTCGAAGGCGCCCTGCGGAACGGCGGCAAATCTTTCCTTGACGGCATCTGTATGCTCCGTCTTACGATGCCCGGTAAATCGGCCGTCCGCCGATCTCATACTTTGGGCGTAGGTAGAAGGTCGACCACGCTTCGTGATCTTCCATACATCGAAACCGTTATCGTCCACCTCGATCTCGCGAACCTCGCTCAGGTCCCCGATCGCGTCCGCGATGGTCGAGGCTGGTTTGCGATGCGCCGCGATATCCGCCGCCTCCATCATGCTGGTATCGGCCTTACGCGTGCCGATCACGACGAGTCGGGGCCTTTTCGTGGCTGCCCCGAAATCCGCAGCATCGCATGGATGAGGACCGAAGATATGGTAATCACTTCGGACCATATCGATGGCCGCGTCGAGCACATGCCGGGTGTCGCTGTAACCTAAGCCTTGCACGTTCTCCATGACGAAGAAGCGAGGGCGCAGTTCGGATACGATCCTGAAGTAATGCCCCAAGAGACTGCGTCGTGCATCTTGGGGGTCGCGCTTCCCGATCGCGCTGAACCCTTGGCAAGGCGGCCCGCCTATGACGCCGTCGATATCACCGCCGACGAGATCGCGAATCTCAGAACCCGTCAGTTCCGCCACGTCTCGGCGTCTGAAAATCGTATCGGGAAAATTTTTCGAGTAGGAAGAGCTGAGGATCGGATCCAGGTCAAAGGCGGCCTTTACCTCAAAGCCGGTTTGGTGCGCTCCTAGGGAAAAGCCGCCGCCGCCACTGAAAAGCTCAATCAAATCCATCGGTTATTCGTTTGCTCGCAAGGGTTTCGGCAGATGCCAAAACAGCCCAACCGCCGATCGTAGATATGAAATTTCACGGATCGTCAAGCCTGCCCCGCTCGCTCGTCGCAGAAACCAATACTTGAGAGGGTACAAGCGCGTTGAGCTAGTGCGATTTGTCGCCGTCAAGGCCGGCCGCCGCGCACCTTATCCGGTTACAAATCTGACAGGGATGCCTTCAGGGTGGCGCAACTGTCGATCACGCTCCAACGCGCTCGCAACTCTGAAAATATGGGAAAATGTCCGGCGTCCGCGATCAACGCGGGGGGTGTGGGAAGTCGCGAACGCCGGGTTTGAGTTGAAGTAGCTCCATGCTCGTTCACAGTACGTCCAAGCCCGCAATTTCGTTCCCGGCATCGGCTTCGACCTGAATTTTCTTACGGGTTAGGCCAGCATTTCGCTGAGCGTCCAGCTAAATGGCGGGGCATAGCGCTGCCCCCCATGCTTCCGCGACATGGCCGGCATGGCCGATCCCACCTTCACCGCTGTCGATCTCTCGCGCCTGCCGTCGCCGGATATCATCGAGACGCTGGACTACGAGACGCTGCTCGCTGACGCGGTGGTGCATTTCAAGGCGGAGATGGCCGCGGCCGGCATCGTGTTCGTCAGCCGCGAGAGCGATCCCGCCACCAAGCTCCTGCAGACGTTCACCTACCTCGCCCAGCTGCTGCGCCAGCGGGTGAACGACGCTGCGCGCGCGGTGATGCCCGCCCATGCCGTGGGCACCGACCTCGACAACATCGCCGCCACCTTCGGCATCGTGCGCCTGACCATCACGCCGGCCGACGACGCGAATGGCATCCCGGCGGTGATGGAAAGCGACACCGAGTTCCGCCGCCGCATGGTGCTGGCGCCCGAGGGCTATTCCGTTGCCGGCCCCGAGGGCGCCTACCTGTTTCACGCGCTGTCGGCCGACGCCGAAGCGCTCGATGCCACCGCCACCAGCCCCTCGCCCGGCGTGGTCATCGTCTCGCTGCTGTCGCGCGTCGGCAATGGCGCGGCGTCGCAGCGCCTGATCGACGTGGTGCAGGCCTATGTCTCGGCAGACACCCGGCGCCCGCTGACCGACTTCGTAACCGTCCAGTCGGCCGAGATCGTGAACTACGGCGTCGACTACGACCTAACGACCTTCAGCGGTCCCGATGGCGCCCTCGTGCTCGCCTCGTCGCTGGCCAGCGTCAACGCCTATGTCGAGGAAAGCCACCGCATCGGCCGCGACATCACCTTGTCCGCACTGTTCCGCGCCGCGCACGTCGAGGGCGCGCAGAACGTCCGATTCAACTCGCCCCTGGCCGACGTGCTGATCAGCCGCACCCAGGCGCCCTTCTGCACCGGCGTTGCCGCCCGGTTCGCCGGTACCAGCGAATGAGCTATCCCTCGATCCTGCCCCCGGCCTCCACGCCGCTGGAGAAGGCCCTCGAACAGGTCGCAGCCCGGCTGATCGATATGCCCACGCCGATCCGCACGGTGTGGTCGCCGGCCGACTGCCCGGTTGGTCATCTGCCCTGGCTCGCCTGGGGGCTGGCGATCAGCCATTGGAAAACCGCCTGGTCCGTTGAGTACAAGCGCGCGGCGATTGCCGACGCCATCCCCTATCACCGGCGCAAGGGCACCCGCAGCGCGGTCGAGGAAGTGCTCGCGCGCTACCATCCCGCCTTCAGAATCGTGGAATGGCATCAAGCCAATCCCATGCGCGAGCCGCACACCTTCGAGGTCCGCGCGCCGGCGTCCGAGATCCTGCCCAGCTTCCTGACCATCGCCCTGGCCGAAGAGATCGTCGCCGACGTGGCGGTCGCCAAGCCGGCCCGTTCGCACTTCGATTTCGTCCAGACGCTGGAAGCGGAAGGCACGCTCTACCTCGCCGCTGGCGGCCTGACCGGCTCGATGTTCCGCGCCGACTTCGCCGCCACCCTCGACACGAGCCGCGACTGGAATGCCGTCTGGCAGACCGAACTGGGCGAACCGATCCTGACTGAGGACGGCCTCGATTATCTGGAGACCACGTGATGGCCGCCCTTTCCATCAAGCTCACCAACGCCGGGCTGGCCGCCGTGCAGGCTGCCTCCGGGTCGAGTGCCACCGTGGTCGCGGGGGTGGGCCTGTCCGCCACCCCCTTCGACTTCGCGCCGACGCTGACGGCTCTGCCAGGCGAGTTCAAGCGGCTCGGCGCCGTCGCGGGCGTTGCCGCCGCGCCTAACGTCACCCACCTGACGGTCTACGACACCTCGGCCGACGTCTGGAGCGCCACCAGCTTCGGTCTGTTCCTGTCGGACGGCACGCTGCTGGCGGTCTATGCCGGCACTGAGCCGGTGATGAACAAGGCCGGTGTCGCCTTCGCGCTGCTGGCCTGCGACATCGCCTTCGAGGCCGATCTCGCCGCCAACATCGCATTCGGTGATGCGGTGTTCACCTATCCTCCCGCAACCCCTGCGATGCGCGGCGTGGCACGGATCGCCACGCAGGCCCGCGTGGATGCCGCCTTGGACGGCGAGGACGACGCCGAGACCATCGTCACCCCCAAGACGCTGCGCGCGCGGCTGCTGGCGTTTGCGACTTCCGTAAGCGGGAGCCTCGCCACCCTTACCGGGCGCACCATCACCGGCGCCGGGCTTGTAACGGGCGGCGGTGACCTGTCGGCCAATCGTGTGCTGACGGTCACCGAAGCGACGGCGGCCGAGATCGACGCGGGCGCCTCCGCAGCCTCGGTGGTCACCCCGCGCCGCCTGCGCACCGTGCTCGACAACGTCGGCGGCGCGATCGACGCGCTTCGGGGCCGCTCCATCACCGGCGGCGGCCTCGTCACCGGCGGCGGCGA